AAAGATTTTAACATTTTGGCAACAAACAGTGAGGAGATCGTTGGGGAAAATATCGTATGGATTCCATCTCAGGTTGATAAGTTTACTGAACTTACTACACTCGGATATATAGAGAGCTTAGATATCCCTCTTGATAATCCATCTAAAATAGAATTGACTACATCGATAGTCGGTTTTCACTAAAGGAGAATAAAATGACAACAATATCTGGATTGAAACCTTACGATGGAACTATTCCGTCTCTGCTTAACGCTACAGATGAGCTATCATATGCTAATGAGGTAGAGAATTATTTAACGTGGTGGGATACAGCAAATATAGGTCAGCTTGAAACATTTATAATACAACTTAACGCGTTAGGTAGCGACATAAATAAATACGTTGAAGAATCAATTGAATATATAGTGTCTGCTAGAGATGACACCAGTGAATATATGAATGTTGCATCATCATATGCTGACGCTGCAAAGAATAATAGTGACTATGCATTATTATATAGAAATGATGCTTTAATTGCAAAAGAATATATAGAATCATTTGTAATACCAGACGGAGCAACATTGTCTGAAAATGCAATAACTGATTTAATAAACAAAAATAAATTTGAAAATTTTTTAGGATTTAATTTTTAACTAAAAGGAAAAAGTATGACAACAACACAAATATTAATAGAAAGAAGTCTTGAATTAATTAACACAGCGACATCTCTTGATGATGTTAGCTATTTGGTAAAAAGTTTAGCAGACTCTAAACAATTAGACAGCACACTGCTTGATGCAATTAATACAAAAGTAGACGAATTAAGTGCAACAAGCAGTGCAAAAGATATAGCGTATGTACTAAAAGCGCTTGAAGCATCAGCAGAACTAACGAACGACAAGATTTACAGTATTGGAATTCCAGGAGAGATAGGGTTTGGTGTTGCAACATGTCCTTCAGATATTCTTCCATACGGATGGGTTGGCATTAGTGGTCATGATGATATAGCATCTCCAAATTATGGGAACTATATCGATCAAAATGGAAGCGTACTTGTTTACATACCTAAACATTATTACAAATATTCTGGAAATGAACTATATATATCAGACCAACCTTTAACAGGATATGTTCTTGATAGAAGCTTCATAAACGGCGGAGTTGAAAAGCACGGTGTCTTTATTTACAAGTATGGTGCGTCTAATCTTGGCGGAATCTTTGGAAGTCAAAAAGGTGCAGATCCATTAAGTACTAATGCAGAACATAATCCTATAAGCGTATTGACAGGTGCATACACAAACAATTATGGTGGACTCTATGCTGCCGTAAAAGGTGCTGGAGCAAAATACTATCTTACTTCAATATTCAACTACTCAATGTTAGCAAGACTTGCATTTGCTCATGGAAAGGCTGCAACATCTGAAGTCGCATGCGCTTACATAGATGTAAACCCAAAACTTCCAAAGGGTTGTCTTGTTTCAGCACTCCATGATGTCAATGATACAAGTGTCACATATGCATCAAGTGGTTATAGCGACTGTGGACTTACAGGAAGCGGAAATCCGTTTGCAAAGACAACACACAACGGTCAAGACTGCGGTATTGCAGATTTAAACGGAAATATGTGGGAGGTTGCAAGCGGATTTACATGTTTGACTGCATCTGGTGCAGATAGTGCAACATTGAGTCCTGACGACTTCTTGGTGCTTAAAGAGAGTGTAGATATTACTGCGATCGTTGATGATAGTACAACTGCAGGAACAGGTGCATATGACATCGGACTTTATGACCAGTTAGACTTAACAGGGATCGTAGATGCAAATGACGGGTGGATATATTTAGGAAACGGAACCGAAACTGTTTTTGGCATGAGCGAAGATAGAACAACGAACATTTATAAGAGAACAGCGGTTGGGATACCTACAGATACAGGTGTAAGTGCTGCAGGAACAACAGAGTTTGGAAATGATGGACTCTACAGATACATAAGAAACGAAATGGCGTGCATCGTCGGTGGTGCTTGGGACTACTCTTCCCATGCCGGCGTTTTCGCGATGAGTTTGTCCGGTTACCGCACGTACTCGCTTTACCATGTTGGCGGTCGTGCCTCGTACATTGTGTGAGTGAACGGTAGTGAGCGTTAGTAAGTGATGGGAGTACATAGCGAAGCGGTTTTAAATAGAAAATTTATTCAGATGATGAAGCTGTTAAATATCTACTTAAATCATTTTCCAAGATACGAAAAGTATGCACTATCAAATACAATACGCAATACAGCATATGGTATCTATGATCTCATAACAGAGTGTCAAAAAAGATACTATAAAAAGACATCGCTAACAGAACTTGATGTAAAACATCAAAAACTTAGAATGCAGGTATATCTTGCAAATGAACTGAACTATTTTTCTTTTAAAGATGGAAAACAGAGCAGCAGTGTTGATGCTTCAAAGCGATTTTTGGCACTATCTAGTCTTATTGACGAGATAGGAAAAATAATAGGTGCATGGATAAACAAACTCCGTGCAGCAGGTAAAATATAATGAAAAACATAGGGCAACATAGCAATATGAATAGTGAAGCGTGCATCGTCGGTGGTAATTGGAACAACTCTTCCAATGCCGGCGTTTTCGCGATGAATTTGAACAATAACCGCACGAACTCGAATAACAATGTTGGCGGTCGTGACTGTATTTCCAAACCTGAAACAACAGTGGTTGATACTGGAAATAGAGGGGTATGTTGTCCTGCTATAAGCGAAATCAAAAATGAGGAAAGTCTTTTGAGTAGCAGTGTCGAAAATCAGACTAAATCGAAGAGAGTCGGTTTTTTATTTGAAAAAGCATTTAGCAGAGAAAATCTTTATAGTGCTTTTTTGGATGCAAGAAAAGGAAAAAGAAGCAAGAGAGCTACTTTACAATTTGAAGTAGAACTTGGATCGGAGCTCAATGCTCTTTATGAAGAGCTTCACAGTGGAGAGTATAAACCAAGAGAGTACTCACAGTTTTATGTTCATGAGCCAAAAAAGAGACTTATCAATGCACCTGCATTTAGAGACATTGTTGTTCAGCATGCCATATATAGAATTATATATCCTATATTTGACAAGACTTTCATAAATACTTCTTATGCGTGCAGAAAAGGCGGTGGTACTCACAAAGCTAGTGACTATACTCAAAGAGAGATACGAAAGTATGATGGAGATTTATATTTTGTAAAACTAGATATTAGAAAGTTTTTTTACTCAATAGATAGAAATATATTGAGAAAACTGTTTGAGAAGAAGATCAAAGATAAGCGATTTGTTGACATTATGTGTGAGTTTGCAAAGATGAATACATATATAGGCATACCTATTGGGAATTTATTGTCGCAGATTTATGCGCTTATATATCTAAATCCATTGGATCACTATGTAAAAAGAGAACTAAAAGTGAAAAGCTATGTAAGATATGTTGATGACTTTGTGTTGATAGGACTTACTATAGATGAAGCTATAAAAGCACAAGAGTTGTGTGAAAAGTTTGTACAGGAGAAATTAAACTTAGAGTTGTCGCACTGGCATATTCAGAAAATAAAAAGAGGAATAAATTTCGTAGGCTACAGAACATGGAAAAGCATCAAGTTTGTTCGAAAACATAGTATCTATAAAATGAAAAAAGCAGTAAAAAAAACAAAAATTGAGTCAATAATCTCTTTGATAAATCATGCAAAAGATACCGGAACAATTCCGTACTATAAGAGAATGTTGATTGAATTTGATATTTTTAATCTATTACCAAAAAGGAGTCAAAAGTGTTTAAGTATATAAAGTTCGATAGGGTTGAAACAGGTTATGCTGTTTTGGAATTTCGCGGCGGAGATGATACTGCAAAAGTAAATTATTTTACCGGTTTAAGTGTTGTTAGCATCGAGGCAGGTACAGCAGAAGATATAGACGCAGTTGTGAGTTCACAGATGAGTGAGATAAACTGTGTTGAAATTACACGGGATGAGTTTAAAATGCTTATTGAATCATCACCTCAATATTTACGAATACTTGATCGAGTAGCAGAATACTATAATGCGCTAATGCGAACGATTACAGATAAGTACCCTGTTGTTGAGCGCGAAACATGGGGAATGCAACTTGAACAGGCACAGAAATACAAATCAAGCAGTAATGAAGACGATGCACCTTTCTTAAAAACACTTGCAGATGCAGAGGGAAGCACTGTTGACGTATTTGCTGATGCAGTAATAGAAAAAGCAGATGCATACGCGATATATTCAGCTGATGCACTTGTCAAGAAAAGATCTATGAAATCGGAGTTATTATCATCATTAGGTGCATGATGTATAATAAAAATTTCTTAGGATTAGGCAATGACAGACGACACAATGAAAGATTTAGTAACTAAACATGACTTAACGATAACACAACTTGTGCAAAGTGTTGAGCATCTAGTTACAGCACAAACAGAGACAAATAAAAGGCTAGAGGAGATAAGTGGGTTTTTAGCAAAACAAGCTGTATTTACTTCAAGATTAGAGACAATGGATAAAGAGTTGCGTGATAGTTTTAAGCGAGTCCACAAAAGAGTTGATGAAATTGAAAATCTTCAAAAGACAGACACAGGGTGCAACAGCGTAAAGTTACTTCACAAGGATGTTGAGTCGTTAACTAAAGACACAACAAGGCTAGTCGGAGCAGTCGAAGAGAACAGAATAATGTATGAGAAGCTAAAATCAACACAAGACAAATCTCCTCCTCCTGCACTGATTAAATGGGTTATAAGTCTAATGCTTGCATACTCAATAATGTTCGGAACATACGTAGTGCAGACATTTAGCAAGTTAGAACAAACAAATGCTCTAATCGTTACCAAATTAGAGAGAGACATCAAAGACACAATGGTGTTAAGTGAGCTAGTTAGAATACTAGATAGAAAGGTTGTTAAGTATGAAAAATTGGAAAAGTAATCTAGCCTTCTTTATATTTGTCGCTGTGTATGTTTTTTCTATTTATAAAGATAAGCCATCAGACATAATCGAAGTAGTAGGGTATATCGCATTGTATAGCTCAATCTTTATGATGTTTCGTTCAGACTTTACAACAGAACTGCTCAGTAAATTGATAGATAATATCAAGATAGGCAGGTAACTATGTTTGCTTCATTTATTGGATATTTTTCTCAATATAAAACAATGTTAATCTATGCTGCAGTTGCCGCTGTTTCAATGTTTGTGTATATGTATATAGCTGGGCTAAAAGATGATGTTCAAGAGCTAAAAGGAAATATTAAAGACTTAAATAGCGAAATTGCATACTATAGACTAGAGAGTGAACGATTGCGAGGAACATTAGACTCTCAAACGAAAGAGATAGAACATTTAAGGATAAACGAGAAGCTTGCAATATCTAAGTTGAAAAAATGGAAAAATAAATCTCCAACGATAAAGTACAGAACAATAACTAAAATAAGAAAGGTTAAGAGCAATGAATGTGAAGAAATCAACAATCAAATCAGCGCTATTCGCAATATTAACTATGATGACCTTTAGTGGGTGCTGCATTGGTACTTGTGATCCAGAGATAAAGTACATTGACAAGCCATATAAGGTAAATGTTCCTGTAAAGTGCATAGTTCCTGATGCAAACTGCTCTTTTGACAAAAATACAAGCACGGAAGTAATTTCAAGTATGCTTGAGTGTATTATAGATATGAAACACAATGAAGAGGTATGTAAATGATCTCATATGCAGAATATAGCAAATGCGATGGGATTTTAATGAGAAACAAAATTAAAATATACATTAACAAGACATTCAATACAAGCCTAAAACTAGAAAAAGAGTGCGACAGGAAAAATTATGAAATCAAAATATTTTAAAATTCACGAACTTGTTCCAAAAAAAATGTTTGAAGATAATGGAGAGCGTGCATGGAAATACGTTCAAAGATCACACATAGAAACACTCGATAAAATTAAAGAACATTTTAATCTTGGAACGATGACTATAAATAACTATTATTGGAACGGAACAAGGGAGTGGAGTGCAGGGCGTGATGATAGTAGCAAATGGTACAGCAAATATTCAATGCACTCATATTTCCAAGCATACGACATTGTTTTCTCTCACTACAGCGCAGAAGAAGTAAGAAACTATATTATTGAAAATCATAAGAGTGAATTTGAAGATATTGGAGGGATTGAGCTAGGTGTAAGTTGGGTTCATATTGATTTTAGGAATGTTGATGAGTTGGTTTTATTTACAAAGTAAGTGAATTTCAATAGTGTATAAAATAAGGGTCAGATTATTTAAATAACTCAAAAATACTCCTATTTTAAGCAATTTGTTATTCACGGCGAACCCACCATCTAGCATTTCAAATCAATTCAAAAACACTCAAAATAATCCGAGAAACATAGCAAACAAGGCACTTTTAAGCACTTTATAACTACAATTCTATCCTAAACAGTTTATATCTATCCGTATTAATCCATTAAAAATAAGGGTCAAATTAACGGACTGATGTGAAATAATAAGGGTCAGATATGGCAAAGTATGTTAAGCCACTAAGTGATACAGAAATAAAAAGAGCAAAGCCTAAAGACAAAGACTACAAGCTTTACGATGGAAATGGTCTTTTTTTGGTTGTTCGGAAGTCAGGAAAGAAAGTTTTTAAAGCTAGATACAAGTTTAATGGAAAAGAAAGTGAGAAGACTTTAGGCGAATATCCTATTTTGTCCTTATCTGCTGCAAGAGAAAAAAATATAGAGATTAAAAAATTAATATTTGATGGAATTGATCCAAATGAGAAAAAGAAAAAAGACATTAAAAATACATTTGATGATATTGCAGACGCATATTTCTCTTTTAAAGCTGCCGACCTAAGTGAAAACTACTTAAAGAAACAAAAGAGCCGGTATGAATATTTTGTACGAAAAGAGATAGGGTGTAAGATCGCAGACGATATAAAAAAGAAAGATATAATAGAGTGCATAAATAATATTCCAAATGCAAAAACACGAAGTACTAAAAATACAGACCTACGAGAAACTAAACGCATTATACTAATACTCATAGAGACTATTTTTAAATATGGAAACGCTAACGATCTTGTGAACAATAATGAATATCTAAAGCTTGACAAGAGTGCTCTTATTCCAAAAAAGAAGACTATTCACTTTAAAAGCATTACAGACATAGAGGAACTAAGGAAGATATACAAGCTTATAAATGAATATCAAGGCGACATTAGCACTAAGTATGCTTTGCTGTTTTTAATTCATACAGCATTAAGAAGTATAAATGTAAGGTTTTTAACATGGGATCATATAGATTTTAAAAACAGAGTTATTGAGTTTAGTGCAAAAGATATGAAAACAAGATCTGAATTTAGAATTCCTATTACAGATTTTGTTTATGATATTTTAAAAGATGTTGAGGGATATAATGGTGGATATAAGTATGTGTTTAGCAGTGTGTTGTCTAAAAACAAGATGCTAAGTGAGAACACGCTTGGTTACGCTTTAAAGAGGATGGAAATATTTGATACTACTCCGCATGGTTTTAGGTCGTCATTTTCTACAATATGCTATGAAAAGCAAAGAGAGCACGGATTTATCAGTGAGATTATAGAGTCTCAGCTTGCACATAGCATAGGAGATAACACAAAGATGGCATATATGCGGAGTGACTTCTTAAACGAGCGTAGAGAGCTTTGTGAGTGGTGGGATAAGCTACTCACGCAATAGCTTTTCTTGACATTACCCACTCTTCTACATCGTACGTTCTCCAATACTTTGTTTTTCCAATCATTATAGGTTTTGGAAATGTAGGATCAGAAACTACATCTGCATAAAACTTTGTTTTTTTCATTCCAAGAAATTTTGCACATTCTTCAACCATTAGTAGTATTTTATCTTTATTCTCCATGTAGTAGCTCCTCACAACTTCAATTCAACAGTTTTAAGCATCTGTGCTTCTTGTGTTGCTTTTTCAAGTATTCCTCTCTCTTTTGCCAATTGTAATATTTTTTCTTTCATTAGTGTTTTCCTTTACTTTCCAAATACCAAATCATCTGCAATATAAAATTGCTCCATACTCCAACCAAAACAAGTGATTCAATCATTTTTCTATTCTATTCAAAAAGGGATTTCATCATTTATATCAACAACAGTAACAGCGTCACCGACCTTGTGGCTGCTGATAGCCACTTTGCTGTGCAGGTTGTTGTGTTTGTTGATTCTGAACCTGCTCATTGTAAACAGGAACTTGTCCGTGCGGTGCTTGATACTGTTGTGCAGGTTGTTGCTGCGGTTGTTGATAGCCTTGATTTGTTTGAGCGTTGTTTGACTGATTGTCTCTTTTGTCGATAAAATCAAAGTCATTCAGCTTGATAGAAACTTTACTTCTCTTTTGGTTGTTTTGATCTGTCCACTGTTGAAAGTCAAGAGAACCATCAATGAGTATTCGACTTCCTTTTCTAAAATACTGATTAACAGTCTCAGCACGTTTTCCAAACGCAGTTACATCAAAGAAGTGTGAAACATCATTATAGTTACCGTTTGCATCTTTTCGTTTCTCGTTATATGCAACTCCAAAAGACGCTATGCAAGTCCCGCTCTGTGTGTACTTAATTTCTATATCACGTGTTATTGTTCCAAGTATTGCTACTTTATTCATTGTTTTCCTTTTGCTGTTCTGTTATTAATTCACTCATTGTCTATTCGTCTCTACTAGGAAACTCAACACTTACGCCACATCTTTGAGACAAAGCACGATTAAGCGTGTCATACACTTGCGATACTTCATCTTTAGAAAGTTTTGTTGTTGAGCTTTTATCTGTTTGTTGCTTCATCACTGGTCTCCAAAGCAACTCCTTTACACTTGTTACACTCCAAGGTATCTCTACTTTTATGACTTTTGTTATGTCGTACCCTGCACTATTTAGCACAGATGCCAATATTGCGAAATACTTATGCAAAGCTTTATTCTGTTGCAAAGTCCTCATATCCATATCTTTCACATCAATCTCATACACTGCACCATCTTTTAACTTTTGAAGTGCTTCATAATCGTCATCAGTAAATGGAACAAGTTGCCCGTGAAGTTTTTTAAACGCTATTTTCATTTTCTATATATTCAATACTATTAAACTTCGCAAGAACTTCAATAGCATCTTTTTTTGTAATTTGTCCTACTTTTTTACCACGCCTATAACCAATAGACACGGTTGCTGGTTTCTCTTCGATCTCTTTGTCCTCCCACACTTTTGTCGGAAGCCCGTTTGCTTCAAGAAGCTCTCTCATCTCAGCAATAGTCATTGAACGCTCTTTTGGCTCAATATAAGCCTCTTGTGACTCTTTTACTTTTATAGATGAGCATATCTCGCTTGCTTTGTCTTTTAGCGTCTCTATACCAAGCTCTGTAAGTGCTACTGCCAAATACTCCTTAGCTTTTTCCATCTGCTCTTTTTCTTTTGCTATTTCATTTTCAATAGCATACTTTTCAATAATTAAATCATTGACTCTTTTTTGAGCTACATTAAATGCACGTCCTATGTAGTCTTGCAACTGTGCAGCATTAAACTCATACTGTTCAGCTTTACGTGTAAGTATTTCACGCACAGCTGTTTCGTTATCTGCATATGCAAGAGATGGTGTATTAAGCAGCTTCATCTTTCTTCTCCTGTGGTTTGTTTTTCTTTTTTGAAAGCATTGCAATAGCATTTGCATAAATCTCAGGAGTCATCTCCTGATACGATCCGACTTTAAAATACCCAAGAAGTGCCATCTTGTCGCTTCCTTTTTGCTTCATAAGTGCTTCAAGATCTGCTATCTGTTCATCTGTTATCTGTGGAATGTTTTTCATATCATCAGCAGGTGCAATACCTCCGACAATTCCAATTCCAAGAAACCCCAAAGCTCTACCGACTGCACTCGTCTCTGCATTTTCAACGTGAGAGTCTTTGTTTATAAAGCCTTTGTTTGCCATCTCCATAGCAGTTGCACAAGAGACAAGTTTATCTTCGTTGTCGTACACAGAAGCTCTGAAAACTGCTATCTTTTCATCGAGTTGAAAAGGCTCAGTTACAAGCCTCCAACCTTTGTAAGTATCTTGTGTTCTAAAGAACATAACACGATCACTTACAAGCGTGTAATTATTTCCTTTTATAGATACTGTTGGAATTTCTGTACTTAAAGATTTCATTTTTATTTTCCTCCATGATTAATGTGAAAACAATATTTTTCTTCATATTCTTTTCTTGCACGAACAGCGTCATAAAAATTCTTAAAACTTCCTATATGCTTTTGCTTGCCATTTATTTTTATTCTTGCTTCCCATATTTTATTTGTTTTGTGCCATCCAACTCCACAAACTCCACTTGTTGAATTTTTATTGAGTCTTCTGTTCCTTTGGTTTTCAGATTGAGTGACATCTCGCAAATTGCATATTCTGTTATCCGATTTATCGTGATTAATATGGTCTATTTGATTTGAAGGAGCTTTACCAAAAACATAAATCCACGCAAGAAAATGCTGTAGGTATGCTTTTCCATCTATTGTTATTCTTTTGTACCCATCTTTCATTTTTGAATTTGCAATTGTTCCAACTCCCTTATTGCCTTTTCTTTTAGCAATCCATACAAAATTCCCTGTTTTATCATCATATGCTAGTAATTTTTTTAAATATTCCTGAGATATTTGTTTTTTCATAACCCATTCCTCCAAATAATAAATCTAACTCTATAGTATGTGATCAAGTTTTTAAACTTCCACAACATCATCTTTGCT